GTTCAGCTTGAGGATGAAGAAAAGGCGGCACAACGAGGAGGTGACAGGTAATTGGATAATGTGAAGGTTATCATTCAGCTTGAAGACAAGTTTAGCGATAAAATGCGGAAAATAACAAAGGAACTCATTACATTTACTCGTGTTGTTACGCTATCCTCATCAGCTATCAAAAAATTAACGTTGTATAGTACTGCCGCATCAGCGTCTTTTACTGTATTGAACTTTTCTGCCAAAAGTGCGTTCAACTCTATTCGAAAAGGAAGCGCTTCGGCTTCCTCTAAAATTCTCCAGTTAACAGCCCAAACGGCCCTGTTAGGGTTTGCCGCTAAAAGGGCTTCTTCTGCATTTAATGGGATGTCTTCCTCTAAAGGAACCGCGGCTTCGGCTTCATCCGCCGATAAGGACGAAGGGTCTCTTTTGACAAAGGTAGGCGGCGCTGCAGCCAAGTCCCTCTATACTGTAAGCAAAGCCGCCCTCCAGCTTTCTTCCGATGCAGAACAAGCTAACGTTGCCTTTGAAACCTTGCTAGGCAGCAGTGATAAGGCCAAAGAGTTTAGCAGCCAGCTTGCCGCTTTTTCCAATAAGTCTCCGTTTGAGCTTCCTGAAATTAGAGAGGCATCCAAAAAGCTTCTAGCCTACGGTATAGCTGCGGATAGCGTAGTTCCCATGCTTACTGCCGTTGGGAATGCCACGACCGGTCTGGGCTTGGGGAGTGAAGGCTTTGATGAAATTGCCTCCTCACTTGGAAAAATGAAAATGGAGGGTAAAGTCAGCTCGGAAGAAATGGACAAGCTTGTGGAGTCAGGCATTCCTGCCTGGGAAATCTTATCGAAAAAAATCAAGGTAAGCACGGATGATTTGAAAGAAATGGCAGAAGCCGGTACTCTTCCAGCAGATCAAGCGTTAAAGGATCTTACGGAGGGCATGAATACCCGGTTTCCAGAGGCTATGGCCAAGCAGGGCCATACGCTGGAAGGATTATTCAACCAGCTGAAAAAAACCTTTGAGAACGGCCTACTCCAAAAATGGGGCGACGGCATTTCCATGGCGATTCAACCGAAGCTGGAGCAGCTGCTTGCCTGGATTACTCAAAATAGCTCCACCCTGGATCAATGGGGACAGATGCTGCAGGGAGCCGCCTTTTCGGCAGCAGATGCTATTTTAAATGCTTTTCAGTACGCTTTTAATTATGTTAAATCGCAGTATCTGAGTAATCCCGAATTTATGAACCTCTCGATACCGGCAAAAATTGCGTTTATTCTCGATGATCTCCTCACCCATTTTAACACTTGGTTACAATCCGGAGGGCAGCAGCAAATTTCTTCTGTAACGGAATCGCTTACGACCTCTCTGGTCAATGGAGTCCAGACCATAGCGAAACCGTTATTTCCAGTTGCACTTGAAATCGGTTATAGTCTCGCCAGCGGGATTATTGAAGGACTTGAAAAGACGATTGCAGAGCATCCTCTCTTAATGACTTTAATCGGAGGTGTCAAAGGAGCCCAGATGGGAGCTGCCCTTGGACCTTGGGGCGCTCTGATTGGAGGTGCGTTAGGTGCCGGCACCGGTATAATTGCCAGCTACGCTGCAAAAAACTCCCTTGAAAAGAAAGAGTTAGAGCGCAGCCAAAACGGCACTACTGTACCTACAAAAAACTCCAGCGGAACTCCAAGTTCAATGGTCCCTTGGAATGCAAATGCCTTCTCCGGACCGGAATTTTCCCACGCAGGAGGACTTGACCGCGTCCCCTACAACGGTTATCATGCCCTTCTTCATAAGGATGAACGGGTTCAGACCAAAGCCGAAGCCGATGCTTGGCGAAGTGGTTCTCCCGCCTCTCCAATCCAATTCACCTTCCACTATCACGGAGAGCGAATGGGAGAAAGCGATATCGACAACATGCTGGGGATCTTCGTCAGGAAAATGGAGGCGTTGAACGGATGAGCACATTAGCCATATGGCTTTCGTTTAATAACGAGGCGGAACAGCTGCAAATCCCCGTAAATCCGGAAACGGTCAAAGTGACTACCACCCACGGCTATGAAGATGTCGATGTTGCCCAGCTTGGCGAGTATACGTTTATAGGCAATGAAAAGCTGCGCGAATATACGTTTTCCTCATTTTTTCCGCGGGACTATGATCTATCCTACTGTAATTCCTTGACGGAACCTCGAGCTCCATGGGAAATCGTGAAGCAAATCGAAACGTGGATGTCTGCCCGGCAACCCCTTCGGCTCAAAGTAACTCCCGTTTCAGCGGAGAACGCCTCGCTCCCTCCATTTATCGATGTCCCTGTAACTATCCGTTCTTTTTCCTACGAGGAGCGCGCCGGTCATATCGGGGATCTTTTTTATGATTTGACTTTGAAGGAATACCGGTTTATTGAATTCAAAAGGCTCGTTAAAGCCTCTGACGGCAGCGTCCTGCTGCCAGAAGATGCGCCGCGTCCGGAGCAGCGGGCCCGGCCCGAAACGTATGAGGTGCGGAGCGGAGATACAATTTGGTATATCGCCAAAAAAACGCTAGGCTCGGGCGACCAGTGGCGCAGCCTCTACGAACTCAATCAAGACCTTCTGGGTCCTGACCCGAACCTCATTTATCCCGGGCAAACGTTGGTGATCCCTCAATGAATATTCAAGTTGTTTATAATAACGAAATGTACCTGGACCCTATTGTTAATTCGATTACTTGGTCAGGAGATATAACCCAAGCTTTTCGCAAGCTGGATGTCACCCTCACGAATACAATTAACGGCAAGGAACAAGCCGTCGATCTTCAACTCGGGAAGGAGCTCCGGCTGCTGGATAATGATAATGAGCTGTTCCGCGGCATCATTTTTCAACATACAATCGACGCCAAGGGCAAAATGTCCGTGACCGCTTTTGACGAGAACATTTATTTAACCAAAAACACAGATTCCCGAAAATTTATTTCCATGACCGCCTCTTCCATTCTTCGTGAATTGTGCGGCCAATTCAATATCCCTGTCGGGGAAATTGCGGACACCGAATACGTTATTCCCAAGCTGATTCTGCGGGATAAAACCATCTGGGACATGATCGTTACGGCGCTAACCGAAACGCGCAAACAAACCGGCCGCCGCTTTTTGTTGTCTGCCAGAAAGGGTGCGGTTCAATTGACCGAGCGCGGAAGCAAGATCACGGATTGGGTGCTTGAGGATACGACAAACCTGCTCACGGCGTCCTACTCCCTGTCCATTGAAGAACTGCGGACCAAAATTAAAGTCATCGGCGGCGACGAGGACAAAAATCCGCTCGAAGCTTATGCAGAGAATACTGAGCTTATTGCAAAATACGGATTGCTGCAGCATTTGGAGCGTGCGCCATCCGACCTTAATCTTTCACAAATCGAGCAGCTAGCCGCTCAGTTAGCTGATGAGCACGGAAAAATAAAGGATGATGCCAGTGTAGAAGCCATTGGGAATGTAGAAGTGATCTCCGGAAGCGCCGTTTATGTGAAGGATGCGCTCACTCGGATTGTTGGGGCCTTTTATGTGAATAGCGATTCCCATACATTCGAGAACGGAGCTCATAAGATGAGCTTGACCATCTCCGGCGATGAGAACCTGCCCCAATTAGCTTACGAGCAGCCCGGCGAATCCGCTCCATCCCGATAGAGAGGAGGCCATCTCCATGATAGAAGGGTCCAACATCAGCAAGTTCGTTCAATTGATCAAACAAATCGGTTATAACGACTTCGACCGCTTTGAACTGGCTACGATCCTCTCCCCGCCCCCAGGTCTTCGTATCCAAGTGGACCATATGAAGATCGAACTGGATGGGACAGATGTCGTTATGGCCGAGCACCTGACTGAATATGAGCGAAAAGTAACTTTCAAGAGTGCATCCGCCTCTTCATCGAATGAAGATTCGGGCACCTCCTCCCCCATTCCAGATGGAGATCTGCTGCTTTCTTTCAAATCCCCGCTGCAGGCTGGAGACCGTGTTATCGTCGCTTCGGCCAATGCCGGACAAACCTATGTCATTTTAGACAAGGCGGTGAGTTCTTTTGGCACTTAGTCCCTTAAACAGCACGGAAGCGCGTGCCATACGCATTAACAAAATAACCAAACCATCAAAAACCTATACGCTCGATTTGGAGACCGGTACGATGGACGGCGTTATCGATGGCCTGGATGCTATCAAGCAGTTTATTCGTAAGGCGATAGCTACGCCTCGCTATAGGTTTATGATCTATGACGGCCAGTATGGCTGTGAGCTGGATTCTTTTATCGGGCAGGACATGCCCCTTGCACTCCTACGGTCCAACATTCCGAGAATCATTCGAGAGGCTCTTATCTACGATGATCGTATCCGGGATGTGCACAGCTTCGAAATCCGCCTGGAGGAACAATCACTGTATGTATCATTCGCTGTATCCACTGAACTCGGAACGATCAGCCAGGAGGTAACCATTTAATGGCGTATGAATCACAAACCCAAACTGCGATTTTGCAAAGAATGCTCGATGCGTCTCCCCCGACTATCGATAAACGGCAAGGAAGCGTAACTTACGATCTCCTTTCCCCTGCCTCCATCGAGCTGGCCATGGCCTATATCGAACTGGATCAAGTACTTAAGCTTGGTTTCGCCGATACTTCCTACGGTATCTATTTAGACCTGCGCTGTAAAGAAATGGGGCTGTCCCGAAAACAAGCAACGAAAGCTGTAGGAGAAGTGACTTTCTCAGGACCGCAAGACACACTGCTGCCCAAAGGTACAGAAATTTCGACGGGCGGTAATTACCCGGTGCATTTTAATACTACCGCTGACTGCCTCATTGGCAGCACGCCTGTCACGGTTACAGCGGAAGCTAAAACCGGCGGCGCCAATGGGAATGTGACCATCGGTGCAATCAAGCTGCTGCTCGGCCCCTACAGCGGGATCGTTTCAGTGAATAATGCTGCGACCTTTAATGGCGGGGTCGATTTGGAATCGGACCAGGACCTTTTAAACCGATATTATGAAAAAGTACGCCGGCCGGCGACCTCCGGCAACGCGAATCAATACCGTCAATGGGCGCTTGAGATTTCCGGTATTTCCGACGCCAAAGTATACCCGCTCTGGAATGGCAACGGGACAGTCAAAATCGCCCTGCTTGATACAAACAAGCGCGCTCCGCTGCCTAACAAAGTGGAAGAAGTGCGTCAGTTTATCACCTCTGTCGCACCGATTGGCGCGGATGTAACCGTTGTGCCTGCTACTGAAGTTCCTATTCATATTAGCGCAGCCTATACTTTAAAAAACGGAACTACTCTAGACAATGCCCGCCAACAAATCGCCGAGGGCTTAGCCGCTTATTTAAAAACGCTTGCTTTTTCCGATCCTATTGTTCGCTATACCCAAATCGCCAATGTGATCCTGGGCACAGACGCCATTGTGGATTATACCGATCTGCTTGTGAATGGCGGGACAGCGAATTTGACTATTGATCAAGATAGTGTGGCCGTGATGGGGACGGTGACCTGATGAGGGATTATGAGATAATTGGTAAAGGGGTAACCGACTATATTCCTATTTACTATCGCGATTCCCCATTAGTTCGTAACCTTCTTGATCGTGAAGTCGTTGAACTCAGTCATCTAAATGAAAATATATCCTCTTTAATTGACCAATTGTTTGTAGAAACAGCGACATGGGGGCTGTCCTATTGGGAGAACGTGCTCCGTATCCCATCTGACAGCTCAAAGCCTTTTGACCAACGCCGTTCTGTTATTAAATCCCGTCTGCGTGGTACCGGTACAGTTACCGTTGAGCTTATCGAAAATGTAGCTGAATCCTACTCAAACGGCACGGTTAGCGTTATTGAAGATATACCTAACTACACGATTGTCATTAAATTTATTAGCACACTGGGAATCCCAACCAATCTTGGAGATATCTATAATGCTCTACGGGAAATTGTCCCTGCACATTTAGCCGTACATTTTGAATTTAGTTATCTGACTTGGGGTGAGTTAGATGACGACTTATTCACATGGGATGCTATGGATGCTCTTGGGTTATCGTGGGATGAATTGGAAGTTTACCGATCGTAATTCAGGAAATGAGGGGATTCTATGCCGGATGTTACGCCTAGACTTGGAATGAAAAAACCGTTAGGCAATGAAAATGTAACACGAGCTGCCTATAACGAGAATTTAGATATTATAGATGCGAATGCCGCCAGTAAATCAGAGGTTGCCCTAGTTCGGACTGATAGCACAAAATCGCTTATCGTTGAGGTCCGAACGTCCGATCCTGTAAATCCAGTTCTCGGACAGCTCTGGCTGAGAAGCGATTTGTAGGAGGGAGAAGAAAGTGGCCGTTACTTTAATTACTCCTCAGATATCTGCAGGAAGCTCTTACACCATATCTTCCGGTGGGAATTATGGCAGTTTTGTACGTATGCGATTTAATCAAGATGTATATTTCCACAATCTTACGATTAATTTGCAGGGTCAAAGTACAAGCATTACCGCGTATGCCAGAATTTACGTAATGAATATGTCAGGCACGGCACTATTTTGTTCTGAGTTAGCTGGCTTACCAAGAAACTCGTACAGTGAT